TCGGGTAGCACGGACATTTTAAGAAATGGACGTATTATCTCTGGAGTAGTTCGTGGTTTCAGAGTATATATGTCAAACAACCTTCCTTCGATAGGAACAGGCCCAGCTACCATTGATACTGATGGATCAAGCGCAAATTATGGAGCTATTGTTGCTGGACATGATTCTGCCGTTGCTACCGCTTCGCAAGTAGAAAAGGTTGAAACATATCGTGATAATGACAGCTTTGCTGACATCGTTCGTGGTATGCATCTGTATGGTCGCAAGGTTCTTCGTCCTGAAGCACTAGTTCGCGCTCACTACAACATTGCGGGTTAAGGGAGAATAGATTATGGCTACATATGATATGACTACCTCCGCTACCGTAGGTGTAAGTACTACTTCTATTGCTTCCCATAATTCGGGTGAAAGAATCCCATATTGTGTAGAAGCAATACTAGATATTGCTGCTTTAATAGCTGATGGATATACAGAAGCTAATGGTGATATCTTTCAACTGTTAGAAGTTCCAGCAAATACTATGCACCTTGCAAGTGGAGCAGAAATACTCACTGCTTTTAATGGTTCTTCGCCAACTGTAGATATTGATTTTGCAGCAGGTGATGATATCATTGATGGTGGTGATGTAACAGGAACAGCAGGAACTTACTTAGCAGCAGGATCTAACGGTAATGCTGTTGGAGTTGCTGTAGTAGATGCAGCGGATACAATTGATGTTAAATTAATTGCATCTTCCGCAGATGTTACAGTAGGTAAACTAAGAGTGTTTGCTATACTATGTGACATTGGTGATAAAAGTGCAGCAAGAGCATCTGCTGCAAGAGATACTTTAGCATAATAAAGTACTAGGGGGTAGTCTTTTAATTAAAGGGCTACCCCTGTCTTTAATTTGGATGATACATGGCTACAACATTCCTTACATTAGTAAATGATACGTTAAGGAGAATGAATGAGGTTGAGGTTTCTGCAACTGATTTTCCTAATGTCACGGGTTTTCGTGCCGTAGTTAAAGATGCAGTAAATTCCTCCCTACATGAAATATCACAAAAAGAATTTGAGTTTCCGTTTAACCACACTACAGGTACATTAACCTTAGTAGTAGGCACTGATCAGTACACGTTAGCTACGGATCTAAAAATTGCAGATTGGGATTCGTTTAGAATAAACTATGATGCAGATAACAATCATGGTGCAAGAGTACTAAAGCAAATAAACTATGACTCGTACCTCAATCGTTTCTTTGAGCGCGATGCAGAGGCAGGTACAGGAGACTACGATCAACCTGTATACGTATATCGTACCCTAGATAATAAAATAGGTTTTACTCCAAAACCAGATGCTACGTACAGCGTTAGCTACAGCTACTTTGCGTATGCTACAGATCTATCTTCTGCTACAGATACAATGTCAGTTCCTGACGCATTTAAACACGTAGTAATAGATGGAGCGCAATATCACTCCTTTATGTTCAGAGACAATACCCAACAGGCAGCCGTAGTTAAGGCTAAGTTTGATGAGGGTATAGAGAGAATGCGTACTCTACTAATTAACAGATTTACAGATGTACGAGATACACGGGTAGGCAGACTCCTAAATGTACCACATGGTAATGCTTAATGGCAGACGCATTAAAAGATGTTCTGGTAAACTCCAGAGGGGGTTTGTATACGAATGAGGATACGCTAACTCTTGCTAATACGCTTCCGGGGTCTGCTATACGAATGTTAAATATGGAAGTATCTCAGTTTGGTGGATATAGACGTATTAATGGTTATGCTGATTATGACTCTAACTATGGGTCAGTTACAGGATCAGGCCCTGTCATGGGTCTATGGATACTAGATGGTACACCCTACGCTGTAAGAAGAAACCTAAAAGATACTACAGGATCTCTAGGCTCTAATCCTTTTGTAGTTACTAGCGGAAGCCCCACAATAACAGTGACACATAGTAGTCATGGGCTATCAACAGGGGATAGAGTAACCTTTGCAGGTTCTGATGCTGTAGCAAACATAACGCCAAACTCAGTAGAAATGGTTGTTACAGTAGTTGATGCAAACAGCTATACTGTAGTATTTACATCTAATTCTAACGCTGGTGCTACTGGTGGGGGTAGTTCAGTAACCTTTACTGCAAACAATGGTACTCAAACGCTAGGCTCTAACCCTTTCTCTATATCTAATACTAGTTCTACAATTACAGTAGCTCATACCTCACACGGTCTAGTCGTAGGTAACTTTGTAACTTTTTCAGGTAGTGCAGCCGTAGGTAATATAACTCCTAACGGCGTAGAGATGAAGGTTACTACTGTACCTGACGCTAATAGTTATACTGTAGAATTTACCTCTGCTGCTACCTCTACAGTAAGTGGCGGTGGTGGTGGCTCAGTAACAGCAAACTACAGTAAGTTTTATAGTATATGGAAATACAATACAGGTGGTTGGACTACTATATCTTCTAACCGATCTTCAGTAGGTGTTACTAAAGTACGACACAGTATGAGCGCATATAGCGACACTGAAGACGTTATTATAACAGATGGTTTAAATTTTCCTGCTACATTTAATGGTACTACTGTAGTTACTCACGCAGCAGGATCAGTTACTAACTCTTCAGGTGCTAAGTTCTCTACAGACTTTAAAAATCATAAGTTTTATGGTGGTTTTCCATCTACTAACAATGGTAAAAATATAATACTGTATAGTCAACCGTCAGACCCAGATGCATATGGCACTAATTCAAACACTTTAGATATGGGATTTGACGTAGTAGGTATGGCTCCTTTCAGAGACAGTCTATTTGTATTTGGCGAAAGACAGATAAAAAAAGTAACGGGTAGTGGCACTGCTGATTTTGCAGTGTCTGATGTTACAGCTAACGTAGGGTGTATAGCTACAGATAGTATAATAGAAATAGGTGGTGACATTTTATTTTTAGCGTCTGATGGCATTCGCCCTATACAAGGCACTGCAAACATTGGTGACGTTGAGCTTGAAACTATATCAAAGCCGATACAACAACTACTACAGGATCTACCCAATACGCATGATCTAGATAATATGTCTTCAGTAGTTATAAATAACAAGTCTCAGTTTAGATATTTCTTTCCAGCAGAAACAACAGCAGCGGCAGATACTGAAGGTGTAATAGGTGGCCTACGATTTGCAAACAGGAGAGTAGGTTGGGAGTTTGGTCAACTGTTAGGAATACGAGCATTTGTATCTACTAGTGGACTAATAAATAAAGTAGAGACAGTATTGCACGGTGATCTAAATGGTGAAATATATAAACAGGAATCTGGTAATACTTTTGATGGATCTGATGTTACAGCAGTCTATGCATCTCCCTTTCTATATTTCGACTCTACCGAAAAACGCAAAATATATCAACACGTATCGTTATTTACTAGACCAGAGGGGTCTTCCAGTTTGAACTTAGGTATAGCCTACAACTGGGATGATCCTAATACACCAGATCCTACTACGTATGCTTTAACTACGGCAGGGTCACTATCAAGGTACACTACAACCAGTAGTACATATGATACTACGTCATTTACGTTTGATGGATCTACTAGCCCCGTACTAGAAACAAATTTACAAGGATCAGGGAAGTCTATATCTCTGGTTATAACATCAACAGGAACCCAAGCTCCATATAGTATAGCAGGGTTTTCTATAACTTATCAGGATGCAGGATACAGATAATGGCAGGATATACTAGACAATCTTCAGCACAAATAGTTAGCGGTGAGGTTATATCGGCTTCTCCTATAAATGCAGAGTACAACCAATTACTAGCAGCGTTTAATGAAACGTCAGGTCACGCACACGATGGTACGGCAGCAGAAGGCCCACCTATAGATCGTATAGCAGATGCAGACCAGAAAAATGCTGTATTAATAGATACTTCTAATAATCACATAGAGTTTTATAATGAGGTAGGTGGTGCAGCTACACAACAGGTTCGTATTCAGGATGGTGCTATTGTTCCCATAACAACTAATGATATAGATTTAGGCACTACATCATTACAGTTTAAAGATTTTCATTTAGATGGCACTGCTAAAATAGATACTCTTACTGTAGACGATAATGCTACCATAGCTGGTACATTAGGAGTTACTGGTGATTTAACGGGTACAAACGTAACTGCATCTACTGCATTTCTACCTGATGCATCAGACGGGGCATCGTTAGGTACATCATCACTAGAGTTTAGTGATCTGTTCCTTGCTGATGGTGCAGTAATTAATTTAGGTGATGATCAAGATGTTACACTAACTCACGTAGCAGATACAGGTGTTTTACTAAACAGTACTAGTCAGTTACAATTTGGAGATAGTGGCACTTACATACATCAATCTGCTGATGGTGTATTGGACTTAGTATCAGATACTGAAATAGAAATAAATGCAACAACTGTAGATGTAAATGGTGCGGTAGATGTTAGTGGTAATACAACCGTAGGTGGAACACTTACTTCTACTGGCAAGATTACTGCTGATGCTGGTATTGATATAGATAACTTTAACATTGATGGTACAACTATAGCATTATCTTCTGGTGATATGTTATTAGATAGTGCAGGAGATATTATACTAGATGCAGATGGTGCTGATGTAGTACTAAAAGATGATGGCACACAGTATGGTGCATTAACAAATAACTCTGGTAACTTAATAATTAAATCTGGTTCTACTACTGCTGCTACATTTACTGGAGCTAACACTGCATTAGCTGGAACTCTTAGTGCTACTGCAATCAGTGTAGGTGATGGTAATATAACTAACGTAGGTGATATTGCTCTTGATTCTATATCTGCTGATGACACAGATATTAATGTGGCTGTAACAGATAACTC